TCGTCAGCGTGCCGGTGACCTTGCTCGCCGCGATCGCCGCAAGCTGCGCATCCGCGAGCGTGCCGGTGACGTCCGACGCGGCGATCGTGGACACGAACGACGACCCGGTGTAGCGGTACAGCTTGTCGTCGGTCGTCAAGTAGACCAGCCGGCCCTCGACGTTGCCGGTCGTGGGCAGCGTCGCGACGATCTCGATCGGGCGCAGGCCCGAGGCGAACTTCGCGACCTCGAGCGCGCCGTCTGCCAACTTCGTAGAGGTCACCGAGCCGGCGCCGAGCTTGCCACCCGTCACCGCGCCGTCGTTTATGAGGGTCGTGGTGACCCCATTCGATGCGATCGCAAGCTGCCCGCCCGAATTCGTGAGGCTCAGTCCGTCGATGTTGATCCGGCTCGCGGACAGCGTGCCGGTGGTGATCTGAGCCGCGGAGAGCGTCCCGGTGACGATCAGCGACCCGTCAATCGCCTGGGCGACCTTGGTGGACCAGTCCCCAGCCCCAACCGCGGTATAGGTCGCGGTCCGGGTGCCCTGGTAGATGCGCTGCGCGGCTCGCACGCCGGACTCGTAGATCGTGAGCGTGTCGCGCGGCTCGATGAACCCGTTCCCGCCCAGTGCGATCACGACGGCAGCGGCCTCCTGCGCCGCCGCAGCGGTCAGCGTGCCGCCGTCCCACAGCGTCGCGTCGGCGCTTGAGATGTTGTAATTCGTGCCCGTCGCACCGACCGCCACTGTGAACACGCCGGCGCCGCGGGTGCCGTCCGTGCCGTTTGTCCCGTTTGTGCCGTCCTGCGCCAGCAGGCTCACCGCAGCCCACTCGCCGGCCGCGATCGTGTCTGTCGTGCCGGTGCCGAGCGCCGTCGCCGTGGTCATCCACCGCGCCGCCCCGCCGGTGGTCGGGAGAGTCTGGGTCCAGCCGTTGTTGACGCCGGTCGCGACGCCGGTCGCGAACGTGTAAGTGACGGAGGCTGACGGCAGAGACGGCGCCGCGCTCGCGGTGCGCTGGAACAGGTACACGGTCGCGGCGTTCGTGCCGGCAGCGCCAGCGGCCCCGTTTTGCGCCAAAACGACAGCCGCAGCCCATTCCCCGCTCGCGATCGTGTCGGTGGCGGTCGTCGAGCTCGCGGTCGCGGCGGTAATCCAGATCGCATCCGTGCCGGCGGGAATCGTCTGCGTCCAGCCGTTGTTCAGTCCGGTGGCCGCCCCCGTGGCGAACGTGTAGGTGACGGAGGCGGACGGCAGGCTCGGCGCTGTGGTGGCGCGCTGGTAGGCATAGACGACCGCGTTACTGGTCCCGGCTGCGGAGGCGCTGCCGTCAAGCCCCTGGCGGGACTTACTGACCGTGAACACCTTGTCGAGCGTGACCCCGGCGTAGGTCGCGCGCAGGGTCGCGGTGCCAGTGTCGGCCGTCATCGCCGTGACCGAGTAGACGCCGCTTGTGGCGTTGATCGACGCTGTGACGTTGCTGGTCCCGAGCAGCGAGAACGTGCAGCTCGTCGTGACGTCCAGGCTGCCGGCCAGCACTTTGAACGTGCCGCCGGCGCCGGCAAAGGACGCCACCGCCCCGGTGGCATCCGCGGCGAGGACGTGCGCTTCGTTGGTGAGGTAGCCGGCGAGAGTTGGCGGTCGAGCCCCAACCGAAACGGACGAGGTGGTCGTCGCCGGGAACCACTCCGAGCGAACCCGAGCGCGGCGGGTCCGCACCCAGTAGTAGCGCAGGGTCGTGTCGTTCGTGACGTGCTGGAACGCAGACGCCCGGCCGTCGAACACCTTTACGGCATCGTTGCGGACGTTGGTGATCGAGGAAAACAGCTCGACGGCGTCGTAGCTGGCGGGGTCCGCGGGCAGCGTCCACGAGATCAGCGCGAACCCGTCCTGCGCGGCTGCGGTCAGCGCGGTGATCGCCGGAGGCTGCGCGGCAAGGTCCGCGGTCGCGGTCTCAGGGGCGGGGATGAACTGGATACGCTGCGCGGCGAAGGACAGATCGAGCAGCGAAATAACGGACGGGTCCGGGTAGCCGGCGAAGTTGCGGTCGTCGAGCGAGTAGCGCTGGTCGCCGGGAATGTCCAGGTACTTGAGCTTGCCGTCGTACGGCGCCGGTGAAGGAACCGTACCCGTGCGGCAGCGCAGGCGATTGGTGAGGTCTGGCGCCGATACCGTGCTGCCGTCGAGCAGCAGCAGGAACGCGCCAGGCCCGCCGGCGCCACCACAGCCCGAGTTCCAGCGCTTGCCCTCGTCATCCCAGAACGTGTTGTCTCCACCATCCGCGCCGCTCAGGTTGATGAGCGCGGACACGCCCGTGGAGAACCCGCGCGAGATGACCGCCAGCCCAGCCCCGCCGGCGCCGCCATGCCCGCCACGGGCTCGGTACGCGGTCTGGTACTGCACCTTGCCGCCGGGTGCGCCGCCGGTGCCGCGCAGGTCCGCCGGCAGCCCCGACAGCGCGCCGCTGACGACCGAGACTTCGAGGTAGGGGAATGTCGGATTCTTGCCGACGGTGAGCGGCGCCGGGATGGTCCGCATGATCGGGTTGCCGCCCTTCTGGGAGACCTCCTGACCATCGCGCCCGCGCGAATTTCCGACAAACCCCGGCGTACCGGCCTGCACCGTCGTGTTGGTCGTGTCGCTGGTTCCGGCGATGCCGGTCGCCACGCCGTTGATCGTGCCATTCACGGTCAGGTAGCCGCGGACGCGCAGTTGCACGTTGCCGCTGATGTTCAGCGTCGTCCCGGTGGGGATCGTGAGGTCGTCGGCGTGATACCAGATCGACCCCGTCGCGGTGAGTGTCGACGCCCCGGCAAGCGAGTAGGTGCCGGTCGCCATGACGCCCGCGGTGATCGTGGCGACGGACGACAGCGCCGTGCCGGCGGACGTGTACCAGGCATCCGGCAACGCGGTGGTGGCAGCGGTCGGCGAGATCGCGGACGCCGGTGCGGTCGAGCCGAACAGCTCGAGGGAGACCGCGCCGGTGCGGTGATTCACCGAGATGTTCTGAATCTCGAACGCGCGGTCGATCCCGGTGCCGATCCCGGCGAAGTCGCGCACATTCGCGAACCGCACCCGGACGACGTCGCCGACCTCGAGCCGGTTCAGGCTGTGCAGCACCTCGACCGTCACGCGCTGCGGCGGCGCGGCGTAGCGGTCGCGCAGCGAGTCGACGAGCTGGAAGATCAGTGAGTCGGTCGCGCGGCCACCGTACAACCCCTTGAATTTCAGCTCCAGCGCATCCGCGGTGCCGTGGATGGTCGCGGAGTCGGTGTCGATCAGGGTGGTCGTGCGGGTGAAGTCCGACCCGGTCCAGTTCCATTCAATGCGGAAAGCGTTGTGGAGCGCGTCCATGTCGTGGACCAGCTCGCCAACCTGGACCGCGTTGCTCTCGTCGAGCGTCGCCACGGTCGCAGAGTCGGCCAGTACGCGGGTGGCGCGCCTGAAGCCCAGCGCCCCGTCGGCGTATACGGGCATGAAGCAGCCCAACAGGCGACAGACCTCCTCCTCAAGGAACTTCTTGCCGTCCGTTTTCTTGATGTTCTCGAAGCGGATCACCACCCCGCCGTTTGAGCCGTCCCAAAGGTCAGCGCCCAGCCCGAGGAAATCGGACAGACGCACCAGCGAGGACGAGATCCCCAGGTGCCAGGTCACAGGCAGCGTCGCGGCGTCGCCGTACAGCGTGCCGGTCAGGATCGCGTAAGCGAGCTTTACCGCGGGCAGCTCGAGGTAGACGTGCTCGGTGATCTTCTCGCGCCGGCTTGCGGGAGTGCTGGCGTCCACGTCGTATTTCGCGGCGATCGTGCCGAGCGCGCCGCGGGTGCAGCCCGTGAACGTGGTGGAGGTCTTGCCGGTGTACCGGATGACCTCGTCGCGGATCTTGAAATACCCGACGGTCGAGCTGGGTGCGTCGGAGTAGGTCGGCCCGTGATAGACGGTCGAGAACCCGGTCGTCGCCACGACGCTGACGGTCGTGTCCGTGTCGCTGATCGAGGTCGCAAGCTGCGTCTCGGCAAGCGTGAAAAGGTCTTTTTTGGCGCTGCGTTGAATGTCGGCGCACTTGATGGCATAGCGCCCGGCGTCGAACGATGCCTCGACGACCTGCTGGGTGCCGATCAGCACGAAATCCGAGAACGCCAGGCCCGAGTAGCCGAGCCAGAAGCTCACTTGCCGGCCGCGCATCCCCTCGTCATTCGTGAGGCGCTCGCGGATCTCCGCGGTCAGTTCTGAGGCGACATCGACGACCGAGAACGAGGCCGAGCCTATTTCACTGCGGCCCTCAATCGGGTTGAGGCGCTGCGAGATGATCGACGGTTCCTCGAGCGCGCCCTGTATGACGGTGCCCGGCACGCCCGAGATCCCGGCGTGCGACGTGATGTACAGCGAGTCCACCGGGTAGGTGATGCGCACCACATACCGCGGTTCCTTGCTGTTGCCGGCGTTCAGCGCGGCGAAGGCGAGCGAGTCAGTGCGCATCAGACCGCCTCGATCGCGAACGAGACGCGCATCGCGTCCTCGGCAGGCGTCGCGCCCGTGAAGTCGAGCCGCTCGAGCTCGTAGGCGCCATCACTGCGCCTTGCGGACAGCGTCGCCCCCAGCGTTGCCACCGTGCCGTATGGCGAGAACGTGAAGCCCTCCTGCCCCTCGGTCGAGTGCAGGAACTCCTCGAGCGCAAGGCGCTCGGTGGACCCGAAGACGATCGCGGTCACCTGGTAGGTCGCCTTCCCGTAGAAATACAGGGTCTCGGTCTTGTCCGAGATCGAGCGCTGCGTCGTAGACCCCACCTTCCGACCGATGCGCAGGCCGCCCTCGACCACGCGCAGGTCGATCGAGTATTCGACGGCCGCAGTGTGCCCGGCGATCAGCGAGCGCTTCGCAACGTAAACGGCAGCGGTCATGCGGACTCCGAAATGGCGCCGGCTTGCCGACTTGCCCCGCTGATGAACACCACGTCGCGATTGTTCACGGCGTCCGACAGTTGCTCGATCAGCCAGTCCGCCGTCTCGCGCCCGCTGAACAGGTTCCCCTGCACCACGACCTGGGCGATGCGCTGCGGCGCCTGCTGCTCAAGCGCCGGCACACGGTCCGGCAGCGCCTGACCCGCAGCGCCACCGCCACCCCCGCCGCCCGAGATGGACGGCGATGCACCGCCCCCGCCGCCTGGGTTCGTGGCCTTGATCTTTGCGATCTGAATCGCGCCGGCTGCGGCGACCTTTGCGGCCGCGGCGAGGTTCGCGGGAAACGGCAGCTTGAGCGCCTGCGTGATGCCCTCGGCCGTCCCGATGATCGCGTTCGCGATCGCGAAGGTTTTCTGAATCTTGAACAGCTTGGAGGACTCCCCGCCCAGCGCGGTGAACAGTTCGCCCGCAAGGTCGAGGACGGACTGGTTCTTGATCGTCTCGAAATCGAGCGTCTGCAGCCCGAACGCCTGCGCGACGTCGGCGCGGAAGTACTCCAGGTCGCTGGCGATGTGCATCCGCTCGATCGCGGACTGGCTCTCGGCCATCGCGACGTTCAGCAGGTGCTGGTCGAGCGCCAGTTCTTTCGCCTGGTACAGGCCGGCGTCGAGGCTTAGGCCGGCGGCCATTTCGGCGTCAGCGGCTGCGCGCCGGTCAGCGGGCGACATTTCGGGCTTGCTGGGTGCGCCCTTCTTGCCGCCGACGGGCGCGCCAAAGTTGGGAACCTGCGGATCGGGCAGATCGACGCGCACTTCCTCGAGCTTAAACGCCGCGGCAATCGCGTCCTGCTCGAGGCCGGCAATCTGGCGACGGACGGCAATCACGCCGTTTTCGGTGCGGGCAAACATGCCCTGCAGCGCGAACCCGCCGCCGAACTCTCCGACCATCGTCGAGCCGACCGTATCGGTGCGCATGTCCTGCAGCGTCCGCATCCGCCGCTCGAGCTGTTCCATCTCGCCGCCGCTGCCGGCGAGCGCGCGAAGCTCTCCAATGTTCTGCCGCAGGTTGTCGGCCAGCGCGGTCAGCGGCCCTGATACCAGCGCAAGGATCTCGATGCCG